TCTGCAGCCCTTCCATGTACCGCGCCCCGATGCTTGGGGTCTGCGTAAGGATTCCAAAATTGACGGCCATGTCTACTCCTTAACCACCGCCACCAGGCATCAGATACGTCGGTTGCGGCCCGTACATCCTAGCGTACAGGCTGGCAATGTCGCCCGCGCTGCGCTGATACGCGCTGCCGCTGGCTAGCAGCGCGTTAGCCGCGGTGTTGCCTTGGTTCATCATCAGGTTGCCAATGTTGGACGCCGTGCCGGTCAGCAGGTTGCTGGCTTGCGTGCCGTAACCTTGGCCTGCTGCGGTCAACTGCTGTGCGGTCGTGCCGCCGATGCCGGCCAGCCCAGCCAGCCGGTTGTACTCCTCGCCCTCGCGGGCACGCAGCGCGTTGTACTCGGTCAGCCCGCGGTTGAAAGCGTTGCCGTATTCCTGCGACGCCGCTTCTTGGCCGTAACGAGTCAGCGCCTTGCCCGTGCCGCCGCTGAGCAGACCGCCGCGAGCCGCCGCGCTGCGCTCCAGCGCTTTCAAACCCTCGCTGAAACGGAACCCGTAGCCGGGATCAGTCGTCAACTGCTCAGGCCGGAACTGGAACGCCGGGGGCATCGCGTTGGTGCGGCCCTGCATCTGCGCCAGCGCGTTGGTGCCAGCTTGGTAGTACGGCTGCTGACGAGCAACCGCCTCGTTGTACATGCGCTCTTGCAGCGCCAACGCTTCTCTTGCCGACTCGCGCTGCAGTTCAGCCGCACGGGTGGCCGCAGCACCAGAGGCTTCTGCTGCGTTCTCAGCCGCATTGGCAGACATGACACCGCCAATTATCGACGATGCCGCAGGGATGATGAAACTGTACGGGTCCACAGCAGTTGCTCCTCGTGCAGCAGCGTTCGCCGCTGCAGATGTGGCGGCGGTAGCGCCCGACGCGCCGATGCTGGGTGCAGCATTGGCCGCAGCCGCAGCCGCCTCGGGGGCAGCACCCGCGCCCATCGCCGCTGCTTCAGCCCCGGTGATGCCCACGGTCGAGCCGACGCTGCCCGCAGCGGTTCCGGTGCCCGCCAACGCGTTGCCGATCATCGGGCCAAGGGCGTTCGCACCAACAGCAAATGCTGCCAATGGCGCCATCTCTTTTGCTAACCCAAAAGAGGTGTCAAACAAATCCTCAAAAAAACCACTAGAAGACGGGTCTTCAACTGCGTCATACCCCAATACCTTGCCGGTCGGGTCAAGTATTTGACGCGTTTCTCCGGGGCGAGCGCCAACTTTTTGGCTTAGAATTTTCTCTAAGGGTCCTTCGTAGCCGCTACTTGCTTCTGACTCGATTACATACCCGCGCTGAGGTATGTACATCGTGTCGCCAATAGTAATTGGCACACCATGAACGGCAGTTGACCAGTCAACAGACCGAAAATCAATTGGTTTCGCGAGCAAGTTATTTTGGGTCGCCATAATTTACCTCACCCAATGCGCCAATTGGTGCCGTCGCTGTACACGGGAACGCCGTTCGCCCCGCCAGCAGCCACAATCGACGCGAACGTCGTGGCGTTGGCGTCGGTCACAAAGGCCCGTGCCCCAGCACCAGCAGTGGCCGCAGTGGGCAGTGTAGCCACGGTGAACGTACCTTGGTTGAAATACTTGACGCTGAACGTGAGCGACAGGCCAGGCACGCGGAACGACGTGACGCTGGAGTTGCCGATGGTCACCTCGTTGTTGACGGTGGCCGATGACGCGTCGGCGTCGTGGCCGATCACCGTGTTGTTGCTGCCGGTCGTAATGCTGTTGCCGGCCTGGTAGCCCACAGCCGTGTTGTTGCCGCCAGTGGCCAGCAGCAGCGCGTCGCTGCCAAGCGCCGTGTTGTTGCTGCCGGTGGCCACCGCGTTCAGCGCTCGGTATCCCACGCCCGTGTTGTAGTTGGCAGTGGTGGCGGTCGTCAGGGCGTTGTAGCCCAGCGCGGTGTTGTAGTCGCCGCCCGTGTTGGCGTCCAGCGCCCCAGCGCCGAACGCCGAGTTCTGGATGCCGTCAGTGGTCGCCGTCATGGCGTCGTAGCCCACCGCCGTGTTGTTGGTGCCGGTCGTGTTGGAGTCCAGCGCCGTGTTGCCCACCGCGACGTTAGTAGCGATCTGGTTGCCGCCTTGGCCCACCGTCACACCTACTTCTTTCGTCAGTTCAAACGAAGCGTAGATGTTGTCGTCCGTCTTGATCGGCACGCCGGTAGACGTCTGCAGCACAAACTTGTACGACGCGCCTGCGGTCAGCCAGATCTGCGCGGGGGTGCGCCCTGCGCTGTCAAGCTCAATGGGGTTCGTGTTGTTGGTCGCGCCCGATGAACTGGTATACGTCGTCGCGGGTGTGGTCGTGCCGGCGTCGTAGGTGTAGATCAGCCCACCGTTGAGCGGCACGCCGTTGTTGTCGAAGAACTGAGCGCCTGCGCCCGCGTACTGTGAGAGGCTGATCGCCATAGTGTCCTCTTACTGTTGAACCTGAGTGACTGCCACCCAGACAGACGCCGCGCTAGGTGAGTAGCCCGTAGCCGCCACTGCCGACAGCGAGAGCGCCGTGTCGCTGACCGCCCACATCAATTGAACGTAATCATTCGCCGCCAATGATATGACTTCGGACACCGATATTGTGGCGTACCCATTGTTGGCGTCAACCGACACGATAGCGGTGCTGTTGGCCAGGCTGGTCGCACCATTCACCCGATACCAGAACCGCGCGTTTTTTGACGATGCGCTGGTGGACGACAACTGAAACCGGGCCGAAAACTGGTATAGGCCCGACTGCGGGACTTGAAGCCGGTCAGTCGGTGAGCCGGTCAGAGTCACCCCGCCAGCCACCTCAGTGTTGGTCAGCGCAATTGGGTACGCCGTGTTGATCGCCGCGGCACTCAGGTTGGTGGTGCGGGTGAACTCGCCGTAATACGACTCCTGCTCAATCGTTGGCCGCACAAAGATGACGCCTGCCGTGGCGCTCTTGATTAACACCGCGGCCAACGGAATCACGTTGTTCGGCGCGGTAGGCTTGACGTTGGTGAACGCCCCGGCCACCGTTGGGCTGGCGTACAGAATGTCGCCGACGTTGAACGCGCTGGTGTCGATGCCGCTGACCTCGCCCCACACGCAACACAGCCCCGTCGATCCGCTGTCAGGTATCTGCTCGGCCAGCACTCCAAGAATGAACAGCGTGGGCGTACTGCCATCAGCCAAGTACGGCGCGACCGACAGTACGTTGTTGGACCCCACGCCCGCAAACCCCACCACCGTGCCCTTGGGCATCGTTGACCCAGTAGAGTTCTGCACAACGGTGTACTGCTGCAGCGCCGCGTCCTCAACCGAGGACTCCAGAAGTTGGAAGAAGCGAAACCAGGCGCGGGTTGTCAGCGCCCCAGCATCTACCAGCGGGTCACGGGAGGCCGGCACGCGAGGGGCCAGTTGCATATCAGGCGCGGGTTGGGCTCATGAGCACTTCAGCACCCATGATGGCAATCTTGACCGGATCGGTGCCGCTGATCTCGTACACGCGATCGCGCAGCTTGAGCGTCATGCCCAGCCGGCGCCAGAACACGCGCTTGCCGTACTCGCCGATCTTGCCCATGCTGGCCCAATGCTCGTTTGACCAAGTGTGGCCACCATCGTCGCTCCAACGCAGCATGACCTCGGGGTTGACGCCCAGCACGGTTGAGGTGTTGACGGCGCTGATGAAGTCGCCGTTTTCCAACAGCAAGAAGTCGCCGTCTTCAGCCAGCAGCAAAAACGTCTCGGAGTTCAGCACCCCCACGCCCGACTCGCAGTCAAGTTGCAGCGTGTGCTGCGCCGTGCGGCGCAGGTTGTTTTGGCCAGGCGGCAGCGCCCGCCACGACCGCAGCCACCGCTGCACCTCGTTGTTGTCGCTGTAGACCTCAGGATCGAACGCATACACCAAGCCGTTCATCCAGTCGCCAACGACGACTTCGCCGTTGAAGTTGGCTTGGCAATTGCTGCGGTGCCGCACGAACTGCACACCGTCCCAGCCCGCACGCTCATGCCACGCGCTGGTGGCGACGTCATAGCACCAAGTCGCATTGGCAGTCGGGAACGTCAGCATGTAGTACGAATGGCCGTCCTGCTGGTACGAGTAACCAATCGCGTCGTTCAGTACGCCGTACTGCTGGATCTGCCACTCGACGGCGTGTGTGCTGATACGCTGGGCGTTGTAGCCGTTGTTGCGGTAGACGATGCCGTTGCCCCGCGCGTCAGCCCCCAGCCAGAACACCGAGTTGTCCAGCTTGGCCACGCTGTACGGGGCCAAGCAACCAACTTCCATGAACGCGCCGGCAATGCGGGCGAGCGGGAAGTCAGCCAGCCCAGCGTTGTACCAGACCTCGACCGTGCTGGTGCCGAACAACCACACCTCGCGGTGGTTGACGTTTAACGCCACTACGTTGTCGGGATTGCCTTCGGCGCTGGCAAAGTCCAACGGGTCAATCTGCGTGCCGTCGTTGAGCGACGTCACCCAGAACCGCTGACTGTTGGGTTCGTTGAAAACGAAGTAGCCGTCGAGGTAGCCGACCGTCACCGCGCCGGGGAAGTCCGGGTCGGTAATCTGCGCGAACGTGCCCGTGGTGGCGTTGTAGATGAACGCGCTGGGGTTGCATGCGACGAACAACTGCGTGCCGTTGTCCACCATGCTGACAGGCCCGCTGCCGTTGATGAACCCCAGAAACGAGACGTCGTAGTTGCCGCTGACGCGGTACAGCCCGCCGCCAGAAGCCACATACAGGAAGTCGCCAAAAGGCCACAACCCCCGAATCGGCCCCTGCCCTACCGTGACGACCGAGCGCAGGCCAGCGCACCGCTGCAGAAACGCTGCCTCTTTGCCGCCTTCGGGGATGATCTCCGGAAACAGATTGATCATGCGGCTGTCCGCAGCATTGACGCTGCGGGCCACATAGCTGGAGCCGAGAATCGGCGTTTTCACGATCAGTATTGCCCCGCGTAGATGTTGAACCGCTGGCGAGTCGCCACCAGTGAGTACGGCAGGCTCATGATGTCGTCCGGATTGTTGATGCGCTTCAGGTTGCGCTTGGACGTCATGGCGATGCGCTGCACTTGCGGGCTGGGCTCAACGCCGAACTCAGGCGCGATCTCCATCGCCAAGTTGTAAACGAACGCCCGCAAATAGCCTGGCGGAAACGACAGCACCGTAGACAGCGTGGCCGGCTGCGTCAACTCCTCAACCGAAATGAAATGCCACTCCAGCAGCCGCGTGGGCACCGGGTAGATGTACATCTCAATGTTGGGGTAGGTCATGTTGACCCACAGCACCTGCGGGTACGTTGACGTGACAGTCTTGACCGCAATGCCGTTGTATTGCTGCTGGTTGATCAGCTTGATGCCGAAACTGACGTTCGTGCTGGGGTCGCGGAAGTACGTCGCGTCGTCCAGCAGAACGGGCCGGTTACCCACAAAGTCGCCCGTAGGCCCCAGCGTGCGGCTGATCGTGCTGGTGGGCCAACTGAAGACTTGATCCTGCGTCGAGAACACCGACAACCGTTCGGTGTTCCACGATTCGATCATCTGGTTCAGCGCCGTCAGCGAGTCCTGCATGACGGCGGCAGAAGACGTTTCACCCTCTGCCAAGACGCCCAGCAGACGCAGGGCGCGGTTGATCTGATCACCCGCTGTGGTGGACATGCTCGGGCTCCTTGCGACGGCGGCGCCCAAGCGTGTTCACGGGCGGCGCGATGTCGGGTTCATCCTCGGTGCCGGGAGTATACCGCTCCCATCCGCTACGCTCATCGTAAGCCGCTTCCATTTCCAGCGTGGCGATCTTGGCGCCATGAATGGGGTGACGCAGATAGATGTTGGGCATAGAGAAGACGGGGGCCGAAGCCCCCGTTTTGCTTACGAAGCCATCACAACCCAGTCGGTGCCATCGCACACCAACATGGCCCAAGCACCCGCAGTGCCGGCGAGGATTGCCGTACCGGCGGTATTGGAGTTGATCGGCTTGACGTTGGACGACGCAGACACGACGGTCTGGGCGGCAATCGTCTTGATCCACACCACGCGGCCAGTGTTGGCCGAAGCAGTGGGAAACGTGACGGTGATGCTGCCCGCGCCGTTGCAGACGACGAAGTTTTCCGTGTCAGCCAGAGAGAACGAAGCCGTCTTGGTGACGGGCGCGTTCAGATCCAGTTGCGTGCCGTTCAGCTTGCCGGTCACTTCCACGCTTGCGCCGGTGATGACGCCCGTGACAGTAACGCTCTCAAACTCGGGGTCGCTGTACGCGACACCGATAGCCTTGGTATTAGGCATGATTGACCCTTTCAAAAATGCGCGGCCCGAAGGCCGCGCTGTACGTCAGGCCACGCGGTACAACGTCCAAGCGCCGGTAGCGCTCTTACGAGCAACCATCGTCGCGCCGGAAGAGATGGGGACAACCATCGTCAGCGAACCGGTGATCGTCCAGCCGGTGTTGGTTGTGACAGTGGCGGTGCCGCTGCCCGTTCCAAGGTTGACCACGCGGAAAGTGAACGAGGTGCCCACTTTGTCCGAGTTGACCAGCACGTTTTCCAGATCAGCCACTGTCGGCAGCGTGTACGCCACGTTGGCCGAAATGCCGTTGTTGACCAGAATCAGCCCGTTCAGAATCTGAGCGGGGGTGAACGTGGTCGTGGTGGTGGCCGTAACCGGCTCGGGGATTGCGTCGATCAGCGGATCGTTGAGGTTGCCATCGCCGACTTGATAGCCACCAGCGCCATTAGGGAGAGCCATGATGAGGTCCTTTCAGATGAAGTTCAGAACGGGGGCCGCTATACGCTTAGCAGCCCCCGTTTCGGTTTAGCCCCAGAGACGGCAAGCCATCTGCGGGCGGATCACGCCGTAGCCGTACAGCACGTCGATCCGGCAGGGCATCCGGTCGTTGTTGATGTCGTACTGACGCACGACGCGC